GAAGAGGAGGAAGAGGAGGAAGAGGAGGAAGAGGAAGAAGAGGAAGAAGAGGAAGAGGAGGAAGAAGGGGAAGAGGAGGAAGAGGAAGAGGAGGAAGAAGAGGAAGAGGAAGAGGAAGAGGAAGAGGAAGAGGAAGAGGGAGAGGAAGAGGAAGAGGAAGAGGAAGAGTCCATCCCAACCGGAGCTAGGGTCGCCCCTGTACCATCTGACGAAGAGGAAGAGGAGTACTTCCTTATCGAGGTAGAGGATGAAGACGGTAACGATATCTCCTATTACACCCAAAACGAAGAGAATGGCGATCTATATGCAGTGCTGTCCGATGAGGATATCGGCGCTAAGGTAGGAAAGATTGTGAACGGAGAACTAGAACTATTCTAGATCTCGAGTTAAATTATCAAGTAATATTATATAGCATGATTGAAAAGCTTTGTGCGCCAGCTCTATTATACGTAGCATTTTCTATTACCCAGATCATTATTGACATATTCAAGGGGATGTACAATACTGCGTTTTTTAAGTTCATAGTAATGAGCATTTTCACAGTTGTGTTGAACATTCTATGCAAGAGGGGGCTGGGTGTAGTGTCTTGGATGATCGTATTCGTACCGTTCATCATGATGACAGTAATAACAACTCTACTGTTGTTCGTATTCGGTCTTTCGCCTGCAAAAGGCGGTCTTGATTATACGGTGGATTATCCCGACAGTCAACAGAACGTAGTTGTAGTAACGGACTCGGGGGTCAATCAGCCGTACGAGTATGGTAAAGAGACTAGTACTGGTCAGTATAGCATTCCACCGACAGCTGACGAGGTGAATAACTATAACTAATTACATAAGTTAAGAAGGTTAAACCGATAATGTTGAACTTATGTAATATGTACGACTATGATGATGAGGAGGCGATGCATCCAGCTTTGCATGACCTGTTTTGTAGCATCGGAATGATCAGTTCTTTTGCTGTGACGTACTACATCTTTGGGTACGTGTATCCGATCCCACAGGTTATTGCAGACGCTGCATGGCAGGCGCATATCGCTGAGGCGAGATTAGCACCCTACTTGCGAAGAGCATATGGTGTTTTTGAGACTATGCGATGGCATATCTTTCCCGAGCCAGAGAGAAAAGAGGTTTGCTTGTACAAGGAAGGCAAAATGGTGGGAGAGTATACTATGCTTGATTCACGAAGAGCAGACTTGCCGGACCATGACGTTGCGATAAGGATATTAGTTGCAGAGGATGGTACGTCGGCAACCGAGGTGCAGCGACGCTTTTGTGACCTGTCGGACAACATCGGTATCAACTCTACGTATATACTGTCTGCTACGCTAGACGACGGTTCGTCAAAGACAGAGCTAGAGAGCATTTTTGGTAAAGTTGGGCTTGCGAAGGGCAGTAGGATACTGACACCTGGTCATTTAAAGCAGATGGGTCACAGATTACCTAGTGGTGAGAAGTATACCATTACTTTAATTGACAGTAACGTCAATATGACGGATCTTACAACAAATACAGATGTTGGCCGACATTACATCATGGGTGAGAAGGGGGTTACGCTTTCTGAAGTAGAACAAGAATGTGACGAGGGTAATAACGAGAAGAAGAATATAACTTCATGTATGAAAGTAAAAGACGACTAAACATTAAATTGAAAAGCATATAAAGAGAAAATTGCAACCCGAATACATAATGGGAGACCTTGTAGCAACACCCCAAATGGATTCTCAAGATAGTTCATCCGCTACACACAAATTGGCCCAGAAGTGGACTCTCTGGGCTCATTTACCACATGATGTTGATTGGTCTATTAAGAGCTATAAACGCATTCTCGAGTTCGATAACGTAGAGACTGCCATATCACTCACTGAGACGCTACCTGCTACTCTCGTCAAAAATTGTATGCTGTTCCTTATGAGGGATGGAGTTATGCCGACATGGGAACATAGCAGAAATTGCGAAGGAGGAAGCTTCTCTTATAAGGTGTCTAACAAACTAGTACCTAGTACATGGAGAAACCTCACTTACACTCTTGTTGGCGAAACACTAGCACTGAGTGAGTCGGTAATGACAAGTATTAACGGCATCACTATATCACCGAAGAAGAACTTCTGTGTTGTCAAGATCTGGACAGCGCACTCCCGAAACCAAGACCCTTCCACAATCGCATCCGTAGAACCTAGTATAAGTCCAGTCGGCTGCCTATTCAGGCGTCACAACCCCAAATAAATCACCACGGTCTCCCATTATCTCAATTCATTCATAGTAATAATTTAAAAACTTATCTCACACCAATTTTGTGTGAAATAAGTTTCTTTTTCGGCCTCCTATACTCTTGTATATGTCTCTGTCATTGTGAGATGAGGCATGAAAGGAATAGGTCCATCATTGAAATACTTGATAGTCATTCCGTCTCCGGTGGATGTTATAACACTAGTGATCTCATGTTCACGATCTGAGATGTGCCATGATCCGGTCGACAGAACAGACAATGAGTTCGGAGTGGCGTTCACCACACGTCCATGTGAGCTGCTTACCATCTGATCTGCGATGAAGCTCCTTGAGTTCCTGAAGACATTATCCCCGTGATTGGGCTTGTAGCTATATGTTTCATATCTCACACCTTGGTACATCAAATCGTTGGTTTTCTTATCGTAAGCCGAAGTATGTATCTCCAACTTGAGGGTATCATTTTCGTCAATGATGCGTGCACGCAACTTACAAGATAATCCGTTTGGATAAACACTGGTTGCGGAATATTCTCCTTTACCCATGTATTGACCAGGGACCAAGACGGCTTGTAGCTGAGAGGGTGCGACTGAAACGCCTTGGCGGGAGAAATGAGAGTACATCTTCATCGCGAAGACAACGACTACTACACTAGATAGCACAATTATCGTTTTCTGAAGATCGAACATGATGGATTTCTTCATTATGCTTAATAGTGACATTTAATTAGAGCTTGGTAAAGGAGCTAGACCTAGTTTTATCTCACCTAAAGACGCTACATTGTACTTGACGACGAGCGGGAGGTTGTTCTCCAGGTAAATCTCAATCTGGCTACATAGATTAGTACACTTAATGAAGTAGCCAAGGTTTTTCAGAGAAAACTCGCCCTGGATGATTTTGTTGGCTTCTTGTTTCTCAACATACTGCATGCTGCCATCAGACTCCGCACGCCTGATTTCGGCCTCTGCGAATCCTCCTCTGCACTTAAAAACAAGTTCGGCACCCTCTGCTGCGGCGATAGAACGGATTTCGATTTTGTCAGAGATACAAGATAAATCACGAATAATCTTTTGGAAATCAGCAGATGGTAGGTTTAATACCGACGAGAACTTCACGTCAGGAACAGCAAGTTCATCCATCTCTGGCTCGATTAAGCGCAGTTTCTGGACCTTCTCTTGTTTAATGTCTCCGTTTTCGAACTTCAAGCCGAGGAACTGGACAACGCCGTCAGTGTAGTCTGCCTCATCGATGTAGATTGTAAGAGTATCGTCAGTATCAATTGTGTTAATTAGCTTGTGCAGATGGAGCATATTGACACCAATAACAACCTTGTCCTGCTTACATTCGTAGAACTCGAAACGATCTGCATGAAGAGACAAGTGTGCCAAGATAGTGTGTGATTTGTCCATGTTAATGATCTTAATACCATCAGGGGTGAATACGATGTTTGTCTCGAGCAAGATATCTTTCAAGGCGGTCATAAGCGTTCTCATAGGAGCGATCTGTACGGTCTGAACAGTCAAAACATTGTTTGTATTGGCCATAACTATACATTCAAACGCACATCTACCTTTAAATGCTAACATTCATCAATTGATCACTACGCTTTTCCTATATTAGTCCGCACATCGTTTCGGAAGGCAACAACTGTTTTTATAGTCCTACCTAAAAAGGTCTAGAAAGATGGTTACTCCTAATTTTACTATGGAGAGTTTGCACGAAAAGATAGATGAACTTGCCGTTTTGTACAAAGATGATAGATATGTCTCGTCACGAATGGAACACTTCATAACTGTTCTGCTACCTGGTTTTCTAGAGCAGGCTAAACGGACCAACGAAGAGAGAGTCGAACGGAAAGGTAGGTTGTTGGAACACGAAGACAATTTCGTTACCAGTTTTCTCTCTAGAAACCAATACTACTACCTACCCAAACCAGAACAATTTGTTGTATATGATGGGTGTTCCTGGCAGGCATGTAGTGAAGATGATATTCAATACGGCATCCTTACTAGCATAACATCCTCAAGGAACCTGATACCGTGGAAACATAAGGTCAAGGTGAGTCTTGTCAAACAAATAAAGCAAAGATCTCCTTTAACACATCTTCCAGAATCTGACACTATACAGAGCGTACTTGGCGCACTATGCCCTCTGTTTTTCCCGACAAGAGGTTCAGCCAAACATTTTCTAACACTTGTTGGAGACTCTATCAAAGGGAGCAAATCATGCACTTACATCGCTCCTAGTTGCCTAAAAGAGTTAATTAGGGAGGTAGATCAAGCCTACTTCACCTATTTGGGATCGTCTACACTTCTCACCAATATGAAACTCAAGTTCCATGGACATGAATACAGCTCATGTCGCCTTGTCAGGGCTACATCCACAACAGATACGATAAGAGTTGACAACGAGCTATCCAAGATGATGCTTGATTTGTTATGCGTGGCAAATCACTACTCGAACAGGTACGAATCAGCAGACCACTTTGTCGAGAAGTGTAATGAACCTGCTCTCTCAGGACACGTATTATTCTTACGCGACAGAACTCCTGAAGTCCTAGTAAGCCAATTTATCGAAGAGGCGATACACTCTGCACAAGGAACTGCTATGAATAGCAAGAATATGATGTTTGTTTGGAAGAAGTACTTGGACGAGAAGGGTGTGCCGAACACTGTGTTTTATGATACTCTCTCTACGATATTGAAAGAGAAGTTAACCTTCAATGAGGAGGCTGACATGTATGAAGGCGTCACTAGTACATACCTTCCATTTGTGTCTGCATTCGTACAGTTTTGGGACCAGAACATGAAGGAGGATAGTGAAGCTCCGGAAATTGAAATAAGTGAAGTTATATCTCTCTTCGGTACCACTCAAAGTAAGATTGCCGGGAGACTAACAGATGATCTGGTGTTAGAGTTAATAGGACATACGTACCCCAATGTTTCGATAGAAGAAGGGCGTTTTATCTGCAACCACTCTTGTTTTTTATGGAACAAAAGACAGGATGTCCAGCATTTTCTAGCAGAGGTCGGCGTAGGAGGTGTTGATCTACCGCCGAACCTATATGAAGCATACAAGCTATATACCGAACGGGACACGAACATTCTGAATATGAGTAAAAATTGTTTTGATAGGATTTGCCGTGAAGAAATTGGGGCATTGGTTAACGAGCATGGAGAGATAGATAATTGCTATTGGACTCCTTGCTAATAGATCATATGTATTGAATGTCTAATACAAATGATGAAGTGTTGGTAACCTACGCCTATCTAACGTTTACCCTTTCCCTTTCCCTTCTTGGCGGTCTTTCCCTTCTTGGACTTCTTAACTTTCTTTCCCTTCGTACTGCGCATGCTCTTACGCATAAGCACGAATATACCCTTCTTTGGCTTGTAACCGGCCTTCTCAAGTCTGTTCTCGCGTTTGGCTGTTGCGTGCTTCTTCTTAGAGACAATTCTGCCATGCTTGTTCATGATAAGGTCTCCCTTCTTAAGTTCACCCTTGGTCTTGTACGCAGTTCCGTGATGAACCTGTGCACGGGATCCAATGAGCATCTGGTATGTCTTTCCACCAATGTGGTAGAGTCCGTCTGAGTGCTTCTGATGGCGCTTCATTATAACGATTAGAGAGAAAAAAAATGTGCTAAACTAGAACTTGTTTCTTGGAGGCCCACCAGATCCTAACGGAGCCCCATGTCGACTACCAAATGCGTTCAAATCGACCGTCTCAACTACACGATTAGTTCCTGTCCATCTTGCAATACGCACTGAAGTAGATAATTGACCCCACGATGTTAACATGAATGTAGGCTGGTTCATGTTCCCTCCGAACCCCCCACCAAGGCCTCCAGGATAAACAGGACACGGGCAATTCGAGGTTTTGGGGATCAAGTCTACCTCCATATGGGTATATAGGATTTTACCGCTCTCATACGTGTAAGCCAAATCGATGTCGTAGTTATCAACTACATTCGCTAACAACAATGGCTTCACTGACCTTATGAACAGGGAACCACTCACATTACTCTGCGTCGCGATGGACCCGATCGATAATTTGTTCGATGACCTTGGAACTGGGACAGCTAGCTCGAAATATTTCGAGTCTGCATTTGTTAGTATACTAATTGATGTGAGTGGTCCCTCTCCCACTGGTACCAGTATATCAGTCTTTGCAGTTCCGATGCTCTTAACAATCGGCTCTCCATCCCCAATGGTGAATGTCACAGAGTTATCAGGATAGAAGAACTCAACCGATGGCGTATTCCCACTCATCCAACCCAAAGTCCCACGATAGTTCTTGATCATTGAATCCGCATTACGGAACATATCGTTGAACGACGGAACAGTCGGTTCTTCAGGTGGCGACCAAAGCCGAACATTCGAGTTAATCGTAGTACACTCAGCGAACATCTCGGAAAAGTCGATTACCCCTTCGACTTTCCAGTTGGATATATCAGAAACGAAGCCGTCTGCGTTCATAAACATGCGCCTGAGTGTATTAGCGCTACTTGTATCTAGCTTTGAGAGATCACTCCTGAATCCGACTGCATTCTGGAACATCTCAGAGAAGTCTTCCACGTTTTGAGTCTGCCAGCATGGAAGTAGGTAAGCACCCTGGGCCGAACCGAGAGTGATGACAATGCTTTTATCGACGTCCAAAGAAACTGGACCAGAAGTGTCCGCAAACATCCTTCTCATCGTATTCACACTATATGTAGGTAGATTGACTTTCGTTACAGCTGATCCTTCAAACATGGAAGTCATTGTTACGGCTTCTGAAGTGTCTAAGTAGGTAGTCATCGTAGTCAATATCAGTTCAAAAGGAGAATCAGCATCGTTGGAATCCTCTGCCTGGAACGTCTCGACATCCTGACTAAATGACAATGTGCCTTTGAACATGCTAGTGAAGTTTCGTCCATCCGATGTGGATATGTAGAGTGGCCCTGGCCAGTTGAAGCTGCTGGCGTTCTCAAACAATGATGTAAAATCCGTGACTAGACTTGTGTCACCTATGGAGAAGGGCGCATACTCGCTAATGAATGAGTATGGATTGATACCGTTGTTAAATGAAGAAGCGTTTTTGAACATTCGTGTAACATGAGACCTTGGCCCGGATGACCATCCTTCACCTAGATAAGCATTGAACAATGTAGCGTCTTCGAACATCGACCTTAGATCAGTGCACATTCCCATATCCCAACTGCCGATACCCGAGTCAACCACACTTCTTGCGTTCTTGAAGCATCTTTGTGCATTAGTAACGCTGGACATGTCAAGACTAGACAATTCTACATCTAACGAAATGCAATCTTCAAACATACCGGATATGTTGTTAACGCTCCCGGTATTCCATCCATACGGGGGGACACCTCCGTTATTAAAGGCTTCCAGACCACGGAAAAGCTTCTCTGTCGTTTTCACATTGCTGAAGTCCCAGGACGACAAATCTTCGTTGAACTTATCATGACCCTTCTTCGCTGTATCAGACAATATGTTTCCGACGTCGAAACCTTGCTTCATTGATTTTAGCTCACTCGTGTTCCATCTCTTAATAGCTCTGCGGCGCCTTGTATCCGAGAAACTACCGACCGAGCTGGTGGTAGGGTTTACTCCATTAGGGAGTGTATTTACATCTCCAAAGTAATATCTTACAGCGTGTCTAAGATCCGAGTCTGATAGTGGTTTGTATACGTCTTCTTGTCGCGTAAATGGAGACCAGACTGCTATAAGTCTGTAATCACTATCTGATGAATCAGAGTTAGCAACAGTCGGGCCAAGGTATAGTTCATGATATCTCTCCGAATCATAGACATCGTTTCCAGGAGCTGTGATTCCAATCTGTATCTCCTTGAAAAATGTAGAATCTGTAGTATCATGATCAAATAGATACACTGATTCTGAAAGGATTGCCGAATTATCTGTCAAAAATGAGTCGAACGTGGCGAGCATCGTGTCCATAAGATAATTTGGGTGAAGTGCACCCAGAGTAATAGATGCATGCGCGTGGTTGTAACCAATTGCCATTGGTTGACTGTATGGGGTATTAGAGGTGTTTGAATCTTGGATAACGGCACGGCGACTGTTCTCTTCATCTTGATATTGCAATAGGGTAATGTCTGCAAAATACGGTTTCTCGCCGACTACATGTGCTTCCGTCATGACATCACCTATGTCAAAAGCAACTTGTCCGCTACCGTGTACAGTCTGCTCGAGTATTATCTTCCTATTAGATCCAGACCCCGTGACACCACTAGCAACGTTAACAATCTCTCCCACAGCAGGGTAACTAGCTATGCGAAGCAAATAGTTGAAGTACTTGAAATCAGGTGAAGTGTTGTTGAAATAACTACTCAATGACGTGAACGATGAACAGTCTTTAAACATGTCATTGACACTGGCATTCTGGTCTACTTTCCAGTGCCTGATGCCAGATTCTGTTTCTCTCAGCGCCAATGCACCATCAAAACACGAGTCAAACGTGACACCTGACTTTGTATTCCATCCCCATAGCGACTCGGCGTAAGATGCTGCCCCTTTGAATGTCCTTTCAAAAGAGACTACTGAGCTCGTATTCCACGAGTTAACTGATATGTTAAATGTTGCGGTGTTTGGTCTAGAGGCCACATTGAATGCGTCTGCCATGGATGTCACCATCTCGGTATTCCAATAACTGATGTTCGTTCGGCGCCCATAGTAAGACAGTTGGGAAGAATCGATTTGCTCAATATTCCAATTACCAATATTCTCTAATGAAGCTGTTCTATTATCGGTGAACAAGTTTACAGGATTGTTCGGGTTAACATCGAAGTAATTGTCGAGTCCGTCGTTGAGGTTGCTTGTAGATGTTGGTTTGAAATAAGCAGTTGGAACCATCAAAGCGGAAACCGTGCTTGAGAGTCCAATCTTTGAAAACAGAAACAGACCATAGTTAGTGTCCCCGAATTGCTCTCCCCCGATCAACGGAGCAGGAGGACTAGGTAGGGAGGAGAGACCTAGAGTAGACAGTGTCGGTAACACAAGAACGTTTGTGTTCATACCAAGAGGACTCCCGATGTCCTGTGGTTCATAACCTTTGTTTTCGATCTCGGTCTTGTACTGTGACGGAGTCGATTTATCTTGTTTAGTGCCATTATAGCACTGTAAGACCATAGTTGGGGTTAATTGCAAAAAATCTGCTGACACCAATGGTGGGTGTGTAATACTCGTGATGCTTGTACTGCCAGTAGATTCTGTCCTAAACGGCCATGGAAGCGGACTGTTTTTATATGCGGTTCCATAGATGCTGACCGTTAGATAGTGTGCTATGTCTGAATGAACCTTTTGTGCAGGAGAGATAGCTGCCCTTACAGTAAGGAAGAGGGGATTGTTTGGTTTTCCAACCGGGATGAGCTGCGCAGTGAACGTATCCTGTACCCCGGTCGGAGGCGGGGCTGAGGCTGACTCTTTGGTAGACCGAAAATACCATTGGGGGCCGTGCTCAGGATTATTTTCATAGTAACAATTCCATTTGTTATACTTGTCTTGCTCCATAAATAACTTGCGAAGTGTCTCAACGCTTTGAGAGAAAGCCAAACCAGTACCATTCCCGCTCTCAATAGGTTTGCTAGTGATTAATGAGTCGGGTATACTTGTACCATTGTCTTGTGGTATAGGAACGATAGAATCACCTGAAGCATATACGGCGTAATGTTCATTGAGAGGCACTAAATCCCTTATAAGTATCATGTCAGGGTAATCTGTTGGACCTGTATTGAACAGCGGTGTGGCATTAGTATACGGTTCAAAAAGCGTGCTTCCTAGATCGATGTCTGACCCTCCGTCGTGATCAAATATCAGAGTAATTTCACTTTCGTTGTTCAATTGTTCGTGAGATACAGGTGAACCATTATTTCCAGCCGGGGCGGTTAACAAGTATGGATACGATGTACCAACATTAGAAGGTTCCGTAAGGAGAGTTTCTCCAGATGAGTTCAAACTATAATTGAAATCGATATCTCTCACACTTGATTCTGTGTCTGTCCCAGTGAACTCCCAATAAGGGCTGCCAGCGTTTGTGATACCTGGCTGGGTGTAGTGAGGGATTACGTATGGCCCCCATGCGGCTATTCCATTGCTAGCGACCCGGCTCATGCCCTTATTGGATATTATCAAGTTATATGAATCTGTGTTTGCACTTTGCATTAACTGCAAAATGTTACTGACACTAGATTTTTGAGAATTGGGCTCTACATGTTCGGGATCTGATCCGATGCCCTGGAACGAAGAAGGAGGCAAAACTTCCTGTGCGCTTTTGATAGCGATGAAGTATTCTCCACTTGCTTGATCCAACATACAACCCAGTAGGCAGTATTGCCAGTGAATGTGAGAATGGCTGTCCACACTCTCGCTGGTCGGTTTCAGAGCGAAGTTCCAATTGTTTCCGTAATATCCATCTTCACTTGATGAAGTTATATTAAATTGCGAGTCAGGCCCCCATGTTCCGAAACCACTGAACGTATTAAGAACTGGCACACCCATAACGTTTTCCAGATCATAGACGGGACTGTCGTCTGATTGATTTACATGTGACCACACACCCAATATGTCTTGAATCAGTCTTGCCATAGTGGGGTTGTATGACTCGAGCAGCCCAGTGCCGAAATTGACTTGAGAATCGGTTATACCTGCTTCGAAACCATTTATCGGATACCAACGCTTACCTTTGCTAATCGCATCTTTGACATATAAGATGTTCGTCATTACAGATTCGTTAGAAGTTTTCCTATGAGTAATAACGTTACGAGGTATTAACAGATATTGATTTGTTAATAACAATTGGTTACTAGTTACAGGTTAGTTTTAGGAGGCGCGACGTACCCGATATTTCTTACACGTGTGAGTGCGGCGTTGACAAATGTAGGGTCTGCTCCACCTTGTTCAGGAATAAGTTTTGCTCCGCCAGGAAGCGTAGCTACAGCATCCCCTTTAGCTGCTTTTTGTTTCAAAGCTAACATTCGTCCACCAGCACAGGTGTTTCTGTTCTGTGTTTTGTATGGCTTGTATGGAGTTTCATCAAGGTTAGTGGCACGAGAAGCCTGTGCTCTACCCATAGAGAATGTGCTGTTTCCTGTATTAGGGCTTTTCCAACCCATATATCCAAATGTGTATGTACTCATATCTATACATTCGGTTGAGACAAAAGTTCTGAGCAAAATTGAAACGATTTAGAGCTAAACCTTCCGTTGACATACACGAAAGAGATGGCAGAAAAGAAAACACTCGCAGCCAAATACCAGAAGAAATCTGATAGGGAGCATGTTCTTGACAACCCGGACACATATACAGGTGCAATGGAACACACTGAGTATGCAACCTATATCTACGACGACAAAACCGACACGATTGTAGCGAAGGAATTGGAGATTATCCCGGGACTTTACAAATTATTCGATGAAGGTGCTGTTAATTGTAGAGATCATCAGGTAAGGCAGTCGCAGGCGGCGGCCGCAGCGAAGCCAAACATCATGCCTGTTACTCGCATAGAGTTCAGCATTGAAGACGATGGGACCATCACGATGTTCAATGACGGCAATGGGATCGACATAGCTAAACATCCCGAACACGACATTTGGATTCCCGAGATGATTTTCGGACACCTGCGTACGTCTACTAACTATGACAAGACGCAGAAAAAAATTGTTGGAGGGAAAAACGGTTTTGGGTTTAAACTGGTCCTCATCTGGTCTACTTGGGGGAAAGTAGAGACAGTGGATCATGTGCGTGGTCTGAAATACATCCAAGAGTTCTCGGATAACCTTTCAGTCATCAATTCCCCTACTGTTACCAAATGTAGAGGAAAACCCTACACAAAAGTGACATTCAAGCCGGACTTTGCCAGACTGAAATTAGACGGTTTGTCCAAAGACATGTTGGCCCTCTTCAAACGCCGAGTCTACGACATCGCGGCCGTTACTGACAAGAAGGTTAAGGTCAAATACAACGACGAACTCCTCAACGTGAAGACCTTCCAGCAATACATCGACTTATACATAGGCAGTAAGGCTGATACGAAGAGGATACACGAGGAGGCAAACGAACGTTGGGAATATGCAGTGTGTATGGCGCCATCCGAAGAGTTCACACAGGTGTCGTTTGTCAATGGTATATTCACGTCCAAAGGCGGCAAGCATGTCGAATATCTTCTAGGCCAGATCGTACGCAAGTTGCAAGCTTATATATCAAAGAAGAAGAAGGTCGACGTGAAACCTAGTACTATCAAAGAGCAAATAATGCTGTTTGTTCGGTGTGATGTGGAGAATCCAACATTTGACAGTCAGACGAAAGACCATATGACCACACCTAGCAGCAAGTTTGGTTCTTCATGTGACGTTTCAGACAAGTTTATCGAGAAGGTCGCTAAGCTAGGCATCATGGATGCTGCCTGTGCTCTAACTGAGGTGAAAGAGAACAAGGAGGCAAAGAAGACTGACGGGTCTAAGACTAAGTCGGTAAGAGGCATTCACAAGCTAGTCGATGCAAACGATGCGGGAACAAAGAACAGTTCTAATTGCACGCTGTTGCTAGTGGAGGGAGATTCAGCTAAAGCCGGTGTGGTATCTGGGCTATCCAAGGACGATAGAAACACTATCGGCGTATACCCTCTTAGGGGTAAGCTTATGAACGTAAGGGGAGAATCACAGAAAAAGATCGGAACGAACAAAGAGATCAGCGAGCTCAAACAGATTCTTGGACTCGAAACTAGTAAGAAATACACACCAGAAACAGCCAGTGAGAAGCTAAGATATGGACGTGTGCTATTCCTCACCGACCAAGACTTGGACGGCACGCACATCAAGGGGTTGTGTATTAATCTGTTTGACGCGGAGTGGGAGACACTTCTTAGCATCCCAGGATTCATCGGATTCATGAATACGCCTATCTTGAAAGCTCGAAAAGGTACGTCCGAGATAGTCTTCTATAACGATGGTGAATACGACCAATGGAAGGATGAGAATGATACAAGAGGGTGGAAGATAAAGTACTACAAGGGTCTTGGTACGAGCACTGCCAAAGAGTTCAAAGAGTACTTTGCTCGCAAGAAAGTAGTTACATTCAACTGTTCGGGTCCCGACTGCAGAGACACTATTGACATGGTGTTCAACAAAAAGAGATCTTCAGACAGAAAGACATGGCTAGAAGGCTATAACCGTGACCTCTTCATGGACACCAGCAAGAAAGAGGTAACGTATCAGGAGTTTGTCGGAAGGGAGATGATTCATTTCTCGAAGTACGATTGTGACCGCTCTATCCCAAATCTGATGGATGGTTTAAAAACCAGTCAGAGGAAGATCCTCTATTCGGCGTTCAAAAGAAAGCTTACGTCTGAGATCAAGGTAGCCCAGTTCTCTGGCTATGTATCAGAACACAGCGGTTATCATCATGGCGAGCAAAGTCTAAATGGGGCAATCGTAAACATGGCCCAAGACTATGTCGGTTCTAACAATATCAATCTCTTCCAGCCAAATGGTCAGTTTGGAACCCGTCTACAAGGAGGTAGCGACTCGGCTAGCGAAAGATACATCTATACACAGCTAAATCAGCTCACACGCAAGCTCTTTCCGGAACAGGACGATACAGTATTGCGCTATCTTGATGACGATGGTACACCAGTAGAGCCGGTCTGGTACGCACCTGTTATCCCAATGATATTGATCAATGGAAGCAAGGGTATCGGCACGGGGTTCAGCACTGACATTCCATGCTTCAACCCCAAACAAGTCATGTCATACATGACTGCCAAGATAAAGGGTGAGTCAGTCAGCGGAATGGAGATCGAACCGTACTATGAAGGGTTCCGTGGCGAGATCACGAAGGTAGAAGATCAAAGGTACCTCATCAAGGGTGTACACGAGATACTTGATGACAAACATGTGAGAGTCACAGAACTGCCAGTCGGGACATGGACGGACGACTACAAAGCCTACCTAGAAAAGCTGATAGAAGGCGATGGAAAGAAAAAGAAGGGTGGTGGTGTAGTAAGAGATTACACAGACATGAGCACTGATCGAGTGATCGACATTATAGTGACTTTCGGTCCTAACCAGATCAAGAAATTGACCGCGTCTTCAGGAGATTACGGCTGCAATAGTCTCGAGAAACTATTGAAACTCTACACCACACAAACCACAACAAATATGCATATGTTTGATGAGGCAGAACAGTTGCGCAAATATGAGACACCAGAGAGCATCATTGACAATTTCGTGGCAGTGAGAAACAGTGTATATGTTTCCAGAAAAGCTGCTGTGTTAAAGGGTCTTGAACAAGAGGCCAAGAAGCTAAGTAATAAAGCCAGGTTCATAACCGAGAATCTCGATGGAACTATCGATCTCCGCCGGAAGAAAAATGCCCAGGTAGTTGCTCTTCTAGGGGAACGAGGATTCGACACAATCAATGATGACGAGTCTTATGGCTATCTGGTCAAAATGCCGATGAACTCAGTTACGGAAGAGAATGTCAGTCGATTGCTCGCAGAGAAGGCTCATGCGGTGAGTGCTGCTGATGTGTTGAGAGCAACATCCGAGATCGACTTATGGTTAGGAGAAATCAACGATGTTGAGAAGTCGTACGGTGAATATACGGAGATGCGTGCGAGACTAGACGCGGACGCTGCTCCGAAGAAAAGCTCCAAGAAGATCGGTAAGAAAAAGTTATCAGCAAAATAACTATGTTGTCTAAATAAACCCGCAAGTCAGGGTTAAAATAACCCATAATGGTCTTAATTAAAGCCAAAATTGAAACCATTTTTCTATACTGGATAGACTGCACATTTGCAAGGGATTATGAGATCTGTATCTCCAAAAACACACAACCACGAAAGACGACCATCGATGTTAATCGCTCAGGCGGAGCTCGATGCCACAGAAGCGGTCAGGGCGACTGAAAGAGACCCAATATACCGGTTCTGTCCGACTGATTGCTACGACTGTCTAGCAGTATCCGGGTTGTTGCTAACGATATTGGGCGTAGTAGGTTGTATCATGGCTTGGATCATAATGAGTATTATAGCCCTTGCGGATGTGACCAACTCCTCACTAAAAGACGAGTGTCACGATACAAATATATGGGTGGCATTGTGTGTATGCGTAGTCCTCACTGGGATAGGCTTGGTAACAAGTGGACGCTCTATAAACAAGGATGAGAGTTCCCAGATTATGGTAACTGGTGTTTGCACGTTAGCCATAAACATGGGATTATCAATATGGAAAGGAGTCGAACTGTTCTCACCCTGTCCAGAAGACAAACTGTCGGAGAATCCAGTCTACCACCTTCTGTTGGTATCTTTCATAGCCGACATGGTATGTTATTGTATTGTGTTCATCGCATTGGCTGCATTCTGCATATCTGCATCGAGCCATGTAAAAACAGAGCTAACAGCGGTGAACCTCGAGCGAAACGAGGTGGATCAGCGAGAAGAAGAATCAAAGATATCGTCAACATTTGACGAAGTATAAGTTGTAATGAAAAAGCATTTGCATTCCAGGTAGAAAATTGAAACAATACATGTTTTTTTTTGAAGTTCAAAGACGTCATGAACTATAGAAAGCAACTAAGGGAACAAGGATACGTCGTAGTGCCTGATGTACTGACAACAGCTGAAGTGTCAGAAGCAAAACGTGCGTTCTACGAATGGAAGTCATGTATAGCGGGGATGGACAAGATTCATAAGAAGTGCGATCCACATGGTATTTACAAACACCACGAAGTAGGGCACCAGCGACATGCTTGGTATGTCCGGACCCGACCTGGAGTGAGAGGCGTTTTTGAGCGTATATGGGGTACACGGAATCTAGCTGTATCGTTTGATGGATGCTGCTGGATTCCGAGTACCACCAAATCCATGAAGGATAACTTCTGGTGCCATAGCGATCAAGCTCCAACCCAAGATGGTACAATCTGTTATCAGGGTTTGGTGGGATTGACTTCAAACAAGTCCAAGACACTAGTTGTATGGCGAAAGACTCACCGGATTCATAAAGCATTCTTCAATGCGATTGGTAGAGGGAGGTCGTCAATCAAATGGCAGCGTATACCGAATGAATATGAAGAAAGACTTAAGCCGCTGAGAGTAGAAGTCGAAGTGCCTGAGGGGGCGATGGCCGTATGGGATTCTCGCACATTCCACCAGAATCAGTACGGGGATGACAGTAGTGAAGAGAGACTAGTGCAGTATGTTTGTATGATGCCAAAGACATGCAAGTCATATCTAAGCTCGCGAACAAAGCGCCTGAAGTACTTTAGAGAGAAAAGGACCACTTCACATTGGCCTTATCCCGTCAAGGTGAACGGTCTTCAGCCAAGAAATTATGGCGATCAATCGCTAGCGATCGATTATTCCGCCCTGCCGCAGCCACACCTATCTGATATGATGGATCTAATCAGACCAATGCTATAATTGTACACTATATCATTGGAGCGTACAATTCAATATTTTTTTAGAACCATTTTTTTAGAACCAACTGTTTGTCGTTGGTCTTAGACATCACAGGAGGCGCAATAGGAGTATACATTGTGCTTGCGTCTTGCTTGAACTTCATATATCCCTCCGCTTCTCCATATACTTGTCCCACTGCGTAACTGAGAACGAGATCGTTAAGTTTTGCGATCTGAGACCGTAGATCACTAGGCAGGTTCTGAGAGTATTGAAGGAAAATACTCCTCATTATAATGATCAGCTCGTCCTGGGACTGAGGAGCGATGATGTACTGTCCGTTTGACCTATTGTATACACCAGCGCGTATTCCGTTCTGGATAATGGATTGATTCTCTCCGCTAAAGAATGCATTTGAGAGAGTTGTATCGTACCAGTTGCCTGTCATAGCCCCACGGAAGTCAGTGGAACTATTAGCGGGGATCTTATCTTGCATAGCAAAAACAGTACTGATGTCAGGTGTCATTATTTGAACTCTTCCGTTTTCTTGCATGCTCATTATAATAAGAAGGTAGAAAATATTCTTTATCTAACATATAGCATGGGACCTTTCCAATCGATAACAGTAACCATAGCGGCCGTTATTTTGATTCTATGCCTCGTCTTGATCGGAGTAACACTCTATAACAATAAATACAACACTGAGTTCCCACCAGTGGTAGCGAACTGTCCCGACTGGTGGTTGGATAGATCGCAAGGCGATGGAAGCAACTGCAAGAACGTTAAGAAACTAGGATCTTGCAATCAGGACACAATGGACTTTTCCTCCTCGTTCTGGACAGGCAATGATGGGATGTGTCGAAAGTTCAGATGGGCGCGTGAGTGTAACCTTACTTGGGATGGTGTAACCAACGCAAGCGATCCATGCCCAGATAACTAAATACTATATGTAATTACTTTCTCTCTTACACATAGTGACTAATGACCGAAGACTTCTGGAAACACCTCAAAAGAATGCCGCACGACATAGTAGCATACTGCATATTTCCATTCCTTGGTCCTGAGACGCTAGTATGGACATCAAAAACGAACTATAATACCCACAACAATGTTATACGGTCTTTGATTTCCAACTCAGATTTCGAATCTTATATACGGATGTTGGTAAGGAAAGATTACAGCTTCGTATTCGAGCATGTTATAAGAGAGAACATCCAAAGATGGCTAAAAATGACTAGATATCGATACAACAACCAGCTGGCAGTCGATTACCTTCATTTCATATACTACTACGCTGGTGAACAGAGATCTAAGAAATGTGAGAAGCTAATCAACCATCTTGCGTGTGAGATGCTCGGGTCAAAATGGCATAAAAGAAATGGAGTTAGATCTATAAGAACCAAATGGAATGCTTAGACGCGTATTCTTCGACTCTCGAGAGACACATTCCTTTTGAGAAAATAAGAAAGGCATTGCAGGATTTCAAAGACAACAAACATGATCTTACACAGATGAGGGGGATATACGTGTATGGGGCTCCGGGAAGCGGGAAATCCAAGTTCGTGAAAGATACACTAGTATCGCTTGGGTATGACATCGTGAGGTACGATGCTGGTGATATAAGGAACAAAAGTATCATTGATACCATTACCCGTCACAATATGTCGGATAGGAACGTTCTCAGTCTACTCAAGCGTGAGTCTAAGCCGATTGCGATAGTTATGGACGAGATCGACGGGATGAATAATGGTGATAAAGGGGGGATAAACTCGCTTATTAAACTCATACGACCGAAAAAGACGAAGAAGCAGAAAACGGAAGAGTCGACAGGTACTCCAATCGTGTGCATAGGCAATTATCATGTTGATAAGAAGATCAAGGAATTAATGCGTGTCTGCGTACCTGTAGAGATAAGAACACCGACCAATAAGCAGACAAAGGAACTAGTTAGTCGACTTATGACGGATCTAGACGACGAAACATCCGATGCAGTTGTTAAACATGTTCAAGGAGACCTGAGGAAGTTGAGCTCTATGAAAGAAATGTATGACTCGCCTACGACGATTGTAAAGAAAGAGACTATGCGTCGGTTCTTGTTGCCTAAGTCGTATAATGAGGATACAAAGGATATAACTAGGAGACTGCTAAACAATGACGTATCTATAGACGAGCATCTGACATCGCTCAATGATACCGACAGAACAATTGTAGGCCTTCTATGGCACGAGAATGTCGTTGATTGCCTTACCAAGCTTCCTAAGTCAGATGCGTTCCCTGTGTATCTCGAAGCGCTCGACAATATCTGTTACGCCGACTACATAGACAGAGTCACTTTCCAGAAGCAGATATGGCAGTTCAACGAGATGAGTTCACTCATGAAGACGTTCAATAACAATAGACTATATCATGGATCGTTTAAGAAAAGACCCAAATACAATCCAAGTGAAGTGCGATTCACTAAGGTTTTAACCAAGTATAGCACCGAATACAATAACTCTGTCTTTGTACAAGGTGTCTGTCAGAAGCTGAATATGGACAGGAAAGACGCTTTTTCATTCTTCCTTGACATGCGCAATAAGCATTCGGATGAGAGCATATACAAGATGTTCGAGACATATGACATCAACAAGTTAGACATTAATAGAATATACAGGTATTTGGACAAGTACACCAGAAAAGACTGTGACATTGACGATTGATTAATGTTTTGATACACACTAATCAATTGATGATTTATAATTTATGATTGGCTCACCACTCTTCCTGGAAGTCCTCCTCCGTTGTCTGATGCTGGACCGGCGGGGTGCGTGGATTGTTCTTCATGAACTCGCGATATGCGTCAATACTGAAGACGCCGTCGGGGAAACTGGCAGCTTTACGCGCTCGCCACCAACTAGCCAAATGAGGGTTCAATGTTGCTTTGTGATGACGGGACCACTCTTCGGGTGTATCATAGAAGAGCATCAACGGCTCTTTGTTCACAGGATCCCTCGTCTCTCTGATGCACCCGTTCGCATCATGAAAACCAGTGCAGTCCATAGTCTTGTATAACTGCATCTCGTAGTACGATCCTTGGTTGCAAGGGTAAGATTGGCCTGTCTGTGCGTTTACACAACGGCCACCGATGCGGGTAGGATAGTATCGTTTCCGTCTCATTCTGGTTTTCTTCTCATTATGATCATCGTCGTAGTTCTGGGCATAAGTGTCGTCTTCTTTCTTTCTGCTAGGCATGGTGGTCGATTACTGTATACATACATGCAGGGGTACGCTTTAAACTGTTCTCTTTATTTGTTTTGGCCATTATTAGAGGATACCATTACGTTCTCGTTACTCACATCTCGGCCCGTTATCGCTCTAAGTATCGTTAATTCGTTATTTGCTTCATGCAAGCGTCTCGTAATTTCTCCAATAATATCGTGTTGTCTCTGCAATAAGCCGACGATCTGTTGTGGTGTCATTAGTTGGGGAGGACCAGGTCCCTGCTGTATCATTATACTACCTTGTGCCCTGTAATAATTGGCCATAGCTTCTGCGTCTTTTCTTCGCTTTTCTTCGATCTGAATTATCTGCTTCAGGACGTCCGGTTTCATGTCGGGTCTTCCTGGTTCATATACGTCAAGTAATCCTTCGATGTCTTCCATATAAAACTTCCTCATATCAGCTTCCTTCACGAACTCCTCGACAGTTTTTTCGGACTCCTTCACAAATGCAGTATTTGGGTTTTCGAGGAGTTTCCGTTTGTCAAATGTGTTATGCTCGTGCGAAAACACGAGGATGCACTTGAGCGGGTCTAGTTGCACGAACGGGACAGTGTAGCCTTTTAAGAAAGCTCTCTCCTCTGCGAGAGCTGCTGTGTCTTCATACTGGGTCTGGTTAAGAAGCTCTCTACGAAAGGCGAATGTTCCAGCAGTTGCATGATTAGGACCATACGGACCAAATTGGTATAGTTTCTTTATATGCTTGAAATAAATGTAAATCTCACTTGAGCCTGCACACATCGCTTCTGGATTTGATTTCAACTTATCTACGGCATGAGACACACGCTCTGGTGGATAGTAATCATCGTCGTCCATATAAACAATTATATCTCCCTTGGACTTCTTGTGCATGAGGTTTCTTTTCTCCCCGAGCGGCATCTTTTCTGGGTAATAAAAGTACTTTACAGAGGGATGTCCTCCAACTAGATCTTCGATCCTATCAGTACCGTCGTCCACAATGATCCACTCCATTCTCTCTTTGGGATAATCTTGATGGTCGAAACACTTAATCATCCTATCGATGAAAGGACGCCTGTTGAACGTAGGCGTGCATACGCTAACAAACGGATAATTGGAATCCGGAGACTCGCATTTAGGCTTTTTCTTCGAGTTCTTCTTTTTTGTCATATAAGCAAAAAAAGAGATACACCTTTACACCCTTTGATCTAAATTAGCTTTTTCGAGACATCTCATAAAGTGCTTTGAGCACGAGGACTACCCAGGCGATGGTCATTCCTGTAGATATGGTTGAGTCCAAGTGGGCTGCCGCTGCTGAAACAACGAAGGACGCAAATACGAACCCTAGGAAGCCACCGTTGCACTTAATGATCTGTCCTATTTTTTGTCGGTCCATCACAAGTGGCGCTATTAGGAAAATGACGAGCAACTGAATCATCATTGATATAGAGTTACCGAGTGGCATAAGCCACGTTGCCCAGAATGGAAGGAATGCATTCAACGCGCTCCATATCAAACCATCCCCTTCATCATCAAATACTCCAAAGAAAAACGAACTGAAGTACACCAAAACTCCCATTAGCTGAATAAGAGGGTAGAAGAACATTCCGATTATCATCATCACTGCCTCAGGGACTACGTCGGCTACGCCTTCCAGAACTCCCAACAGCTTAAGTATCTGCTCTCGGTTCCACTTAAAAGTGTGTGCGGTCGAATCAGCGATCCAATTCTTATAACCAGCCCACGATAGTCCTTTGTGATCCCCTTTCTTCATAGAGTACGGCCATCCGCATGCCCGCCCATCGAAACCTAGCAGTGCCGCAAGGTTTATCTCCGGTGCCTTTATTTCACCCCCAAATATATCGCCGCCGCAAGTGCCTGCCGCTACGGCACCACCTCTTTGTCCTCTTCTGCCGCCTCCACCCATTTTTTTCTCACACCAATAATCTTCTAGTGCGGTCGGAAACAAGACGTGTTTTCTTTTGTTTCGCACAATGTAAATGAAGTTGGCTCCGAGTATGGCTAAAACCATAGTCAGCACCGCGCCGCCAATGACGCTGCTTAGGAAGCCAGAAACGTTATTATTCGAGCCACTACTATCAGTCGTATTAGTTTGCTTCTCTTCGTTCTTGCTGTCTAGCGCTTGTGTATCGGGATCAGACATGTCTATATAATAACCAGATTAAATAGTCTGTGCACTTTGTATAGCGTTACATGAAAGCGATCGAACTAGTACTATATATGCTCGCTGGCCTACTGTTAGTTCTTTCATTATATTCTCAGATATCCGATTCTTCGAAACAATGTCAAGAGAGAAATGTCTACTACCCAGGCTCTTTGTTCCGTGTCCGGGAAGGCATGAAATCGTCAATGCCCACTACAGTGACATATCCTGGTGCGTATCCACAAATACATCCTCCGACGAATTACGCCGTTATAGAACAGCAGGACATTGAACTCAAAAATGAGGAAGTCTCAGCTTATATTCAAAGCGAGGCGAGTGGGTTAAATACACACGAATGCCGTTCTACACTGTCAGGTCTGTTCCAAGACTGTGGACCAAATCCACATAACGCCTGCTCTATAAGTCCATCGCTAAATGCTTAGTTAATCATTCAATTGATCATAAGAAAACGAGGCAAATAGACACTTTCTTCTTCTCTCATACAACATATTACAAGAGATACCTCGTGGTACAAACTATACATCATAATACAACTTGTATGAATGATATGCCACCCAACATCCAAATGTCAACAATATTAACGCTGTTTCAACAAGTACGCTCATTTTCTTACAATACTGGAAACAGACCCGCAAATATTTGTTTCAATTTTTTTGACACATTTAAATGATTACATAGAATACTTTCGATCCAATCATTTACCTTGCGAACTCTAATGCGGCCATACCCGACTCGAACTTCAATACATTGAATCGCTCTTCCATAACAATCAGATTAAATGTGTACTCGTAGATACCCCATGCAGGCTTTATGGTACCGATAACTACCCCATCTGGGCCACAGATCGTCGAGAACTCAGCTTGTGTATCGAGGATCGGAGTAGTAGTCGATACCTCAAACTCAACCGTGGTGAATGGACTCATGTTCATGGCTCCACTAGGCTGAAAATCTGTAGGCGTCGTATTTAATGAGAAGTTGTAGCAGTAGAGTCCGTCTTGTCCATTACCGCTTGTTCTGACATACTTCTCCACGTATCCAAGGACACCTGCGTCCTGTTGATTCTCCCGGTATTTACCATCCAAAAGGAGGGCCCATGATGTCATTATCGACTCTACATTCAACGGGCTCGCGGTTCCAGTGTACATTATTCCGGTATGGGAGTTGTCGACATTGTACATCGGGTAGAATGTCCGGGCGACTCCTTGAGAATCAGAACATGTATATGGTTCTACCGTGTCTAACATGGGGACACGAACCCCTGCAGGTTTAACCCCCGCATATGCCCAATTGGTGTAGTTGGACCATTCATTCCTTTCAAACGCATCCGATCTCTGGAAGAACCACATGTAGGACGAGACCATCCCAATACTCTTGAGATCGACTCTTTGGGACCCAACCACATTCTGATATTCGGTTGTATAGACCTCTTTAATCAAATACTGCTGAGGCTGGGATGCGAATACGCGTATTTCGTCATCGCTGAGAAAGCAATACGTAGATAAGAGATGGATATCCGAGTCCCAGTTCGTTCTCCGATCCTCGTATGCAGTATTTGTACGTACGTCAACAACTGGAGGTGATTGAAGGAACTTATAGAATGCGTATGTACTACTTGTGGGGTCAGTGGATTCATAGTAGCCATACGGCTCAAACTCCTCTGTACCACCTGCAATATGTCTAACTCTATATAGTTCCTGTACAGGACGAATGACAACTTCTATAGTAAGCTCAGCATATTGAAGAGAGATCAATGGGAAAGCCATCTTAGCGGCTAGCGTGAACCAAATGTTAAGCGGTATGTATAGTGTTCTTCCACGAATAGACGGTTCAGCACCTGCCGTGTTGAAGTCGGGATTTGAGCCGACCAGGGCATTTGGATAAACGTTTGTTCTGCCTTGAGCATTGGCTGGGTCATTGAGGTCTGCGACATTGCCAGTCATCTTGTAATAGAGTTGTTTCTTGGCTTCATCGAAATCCCTCTCGACCATATTCATCAAGTATTGGCCCGACAATGTCTGAATCAGCTGACCTCCTACCCTGAAATTGACATGTTCTATCATCTGGGAGCCAATGTTGTCAATCCAGCGAAACTCGAATGGCTGCCATGTTTTGGATGGGCTGTTTTCAACAGCATCGCATAGGGGTGGCACGACTGGGCTCCAAATGTTAGGCAAATTGACAACTAAGTATGTATCCATTAGCAGATCAGCATAACGCGGAACCTTGAAATCGAATACAGACCTCTCCGTCATACGTAAAGTTCTCTGTCCATTGAAATCTATACGAAACTTTTGCATGCCGAAATTACTGTACTTCGCATATGTAGTCTTGAAGAACGTCTTTTGCGGGTTACCATTTAATATCACGTTTTGAGCGCCGTACGCAACTAAATTGAGCAGTCCTCCTGGCATCTATATAGAGATGCCAAGATTATTTAACCTATTTGGTCACCAAATATAATAGCTCCGTATAATAATGGAGATAACTCCCGATATGGCAATTGAAGCACTCGAACAATCAAAGATAACAGGTTACATTGTCCTAGGTTTAGCTGCTATCCTTCTGATAGGTGGCGCTTTCTGGGTATGGAACAAGACCACACTTGATAATCAGAACTGTAAAAACATGAATGAGCTATATGCTGACTTCCCAAGCCTAAGCAGTATTAACCCTGATAATGCAGACTACCAACACAGTCTTCGCGACTATTATATCAAAACAGCATACAACGCTTGTTCTGCAGGTCAGTTCAAGAATGACTTCGTCAATGTCTGTGCTCTTAAAAACAATATCCGACAAGGCGCAAGATGTCTTGATTTCGAAGTCTACTCTGTCGACAATAAACCTGTTATTGCTACGAGCTCAGTTAATGACTTCACAGTGAAGGAAACATTCAACTCAGTCAACTTCCCTGACGCACTAACAGTAATCAGAGATTATGCTTTTGCAGGCGGCACATGTCCTAACCCTAATGATCCCCTTATTATTCACCTAAGGATAATGAGCAATAATACTCCTATCTATAAGGACATTGCCGACCAACTAGAAAGCGAGTTGGGAACAAGACTCCTTGGTCCGGCGTACAGCTATGAAAATCAGGGCAAGAACTTGGGAAAAGAGCAAATCCGCAATCTTATGGGTAAAGTGATCATATCAGTTGATAAATCTAACCCCATATTCGAAAATACGAAGCTAGACGAATATGTCAACATCGCAAGTAACTCTATCTTCATGAGAGCACTTCGGTACTCCGACGGTGTAAGATATACACCAGATATAAATGAACTGATTGAGTACAATAAGAAAAATATGTCTATCTGTTTACCAGATATCTCTCCTACTGACTTCAATTATCAACCATCAACGGCAATGCAGTGTGGAGTACAGATGGTGGCGATGAGCATGCAAAACTTCGATGCTAATCTAGAGTATTACGACGTATTCTTTGACAAAGTTGGATCTGCATTTGTTCTGAAGCCGGCCGCGCTAAGATATATTCCAGTTACGATACCGGCACCAACTCCCGCACCAGAGTCCAACTCGTACAAGGAACGAAAAACTGCTACAGACTTCTATAGCTTCTCAATGTAAGCGCGTATATAATGTCATGCATATATATACGCACAATGTCTTGTATAACAAAGGCTATGACACTCGAGGAAAAAGAACTCGCGATTCTTCGCGCTGCTGTCGATAAAGCAGAAGCGAAAGCCGGCAGAAAGATTACACACGCAGAAGAAACCAAGAAAATGATCGCAATAGTCGAGAACTTCCTCATTAGAAGAAAGCTTGTCTGTTATGGTGGAACTGCCATAAACAATATATTACCTGTCCAGGATCAGTTCTACAACAAAGATATTGAGATCCCCGACTATGATTTCTTCAGTCCTGACGCTCTCAAAGACGCCAAGGACTTAGCAGACATTTACGCCGATCAAGGCTATAGCGATGTGGAAGCTAAAGCAGGCGTTCATATTGGTACGTTCAAGGTGTTCGTCAATTTCATCCCGGTCGCAGACATCACCGAGATGCCGAAGGAGCTATTCAAGTCCGTCCAAGCTGAAGCTCACAAAAGAGCTGGCATATTATACGCTCCTCCTGATTACCTGCGAATGGCTATGTATCTCGAACTATCTAGACCTGATGGAGATGTAAGCAGATGGGAGAAAGTCTTGAAACGACTTACGCTTCTGAATAAACACTTTCCAATGAAGAATCCACGCTGCGACCATGTAGACTTCGTTCGCAGCTTTCAAGGCACAGAGCAGGACGCAAGAGACATATATAACGTGACGAAGGACTCTATTATCGATCAAGGTCTTGTTTTCTTTGGCGGATACGCGGGTCATCTATATAGCAGGTATATGAAAGGCAAGGAGAGTAAGCGTCTCAATCGTTCGGTTCCGGACTTCGATGTATTAGCTGAAGACCCTGAACGTGCTGCGGTTATTATCAAAGAAAGACTGCTTGACGAAGGTTTCCAGACAGTCAAGGTATACAAGCATAAGGGTTTTGGTGAAATAATCGCACCACATTATGAAGTCGCTGTTGGAAAAGACACTGTCGCATTCATCTACGAGCCGCTCGCATGTCACAGCTATAACGTGATCCGAGCTGGTGGTAAGAAAGTCAAGGTTGCTACAATTGATACCATGCTGAGCTTCTACCTTGCATTCACGTTCGCAGACAAACCGTATTACGATAAGGAACGCATCCTATGTATGTCACAATATTTGTTCTCTGTTCAGGCTCGCAATCGGTTAGAGCAAAAAGGAGTACTGAGAAGGTTCAGTGTTACATGCTATGGCAAACAGGATACACTCGAGGACATTCGAGGAGAAAAAGCTGAGCTGTTTAAAAAGCTATCGAAGAATCGTGGTAGCCTGGAATGGGACAAAGTGTTCTTGAGATACAGTCCTTCTCAAGACAGAGAGAAAAAGGAGAAAGAAAAAGAAAAGAAGAAGAAAGCAAGAAGACAAAATCGCACAAAGAACGAAAAGAAAAAGAAGAAGCGACAGACAAAGAAGAAGGGTCTCTTCGGGTTTTAACTTAGGTGATAATTCCAATACTGTATCAACTAAGCTGGATCATGATATCTATTTATTGACTTATATATATATACAAATGGACTCTGTTATGTGTTTGTTTTTAGCCTCTCTGCTATTGCTAGTAATTCTTTTTCCAAGAAGGGAAGCCTTCTCGTCAGCGAAAGAACAGTGTATAGATCAGGGAAACGGCAAATCATGGTGTTCAGACGTCGGAGAGACACAAGCAAGCGGCTGTAGCTGCTCAGGAGGGATGGTAGCATATAATAGATATGGAAGATGCTACTGTACGAGCAATTTAAACCAATCAGATAATGCCTTCACTGCACAAGGTGCGTCTGGGGCGGAGCAGAGTGAAGCGCCTGCGTCACCTACGGCACCATATGCTGATAACTTGCAGCAGGCTATCAGTGACAGGTCCGGAGAAGGTCCCGTCCCAAGCTCATCAAACATGTCTTCAATGCTTTCACGAGGTTCGATGCCATCAAGGCGTTAACTACGCTAGACTTCTTTGCGAGATTAACAATGACGAACGCTGTCATGAACACTACATAGACGAAGCGGAACCATATGTGTTCTCTTACGCCCCAGTCGTCCCTCCATGAGCATATTCCTGGTTGCCGCTTCATTAACAGGTTGCTTATAGACGACACGCCTTCAAGGATCCGGGAGTGTGGATTCTCCTCACCACATGTTGAAAATACCGTGCTCAACTGGTTAATGCCGAGAATATCAACGACAATAGTTGGTCTAAGATTATCTTCAAACATGTAAGGAACTATGCCATCAACATATTTGTTATCTAGGCAGCCACTGCCGTCTGTCAGCAATGGGATGTATGTAGATCTATTTAAAGTCTCTAATACTTGTTCGGCGCTTTCAAACGAACTCTGTACGGTAAACTCGTAACTATCGATGTCGTTGTAGCTGATGAAGACTCTATCATTCATTTCTGCCACATCTGTCGCAGCGAACGTGTCTTGTAAGGCATTGACGTACAACAATGAATATCCACTCAAGTCACCTGTGTTTCTGAAAGCAGCTCTCATATCACCAAATAACTTTTCGACGCACGCAAAACGTCTTGCGAACATGCAGATAGCCACTAATGCCCCTGCACTAACACCGCTTATCCTGACGACTTTCGTCTTCCCTTGCCTTTCAAGTTCAACGAGAAACATCCCTACACCTATGGTGATGTATCCATTGAATGCACCTCCTCCAAGGATCACATCGATCTCGTCCGGAATAGACTCATTGGGAATGTTTTTTGCCAATGATTCTATGTACTGAGCTAAAATATCAATTGCGGGCATCTCTACTGCCATCTGTAGAGAGAATATGATGAAGTATATAACATAATTTCTCTCTAAAAGACACAACTATGTCCAGAATTAGCTGGGACGAATACTTCAAAGAGTTGTGTTTGGTGACAGCAAAGCGGTCTCCATGTAAAAGACTTCACGTAGGGTGTATACTGGTCAATGATAATCGCATTATCTCCCAGGGGTATAATGGATATCTACCGGGATTTCCTCATGAGCAGATCATGAGGGAAGGTCATGAAGTCGCAACTGTTCACGCAGAACAGAATGCAATAACAGACTGTGCGAAGAGAGGTGTGTCTTGTAACGGCTCAACTGCCTACATATCACATTTTCCGTGTCTGAACTGTATGAAACTGCTATGCGCTAGCGGTGTAGCCGAGGTGAAATACATAGAAGACTACAATAACGACGAGATTGTGCACCAAATGAGCCGTCTAGGAGGTGTAGCGTTGTCCAAGTTAGACACTCAACTGTTGGACAATCTTGTGTGAACCAAATATGATCGCACCGAATATAACACTATTCACCACATAACCGGATAGATTCAAGTTTCCGTTTGTACCATAACACATAGGAAATGTCTTTAGAAACGTACGTCTTACAACAGGTAACTGATACATGAAATATAGTGCAGCGATCATAACAGGTATTCCTAGTTCTGCTGCTAGACGATCGATCGTTGACTCGGCTTCTTGTTTCTTAGCATTCTGCCTTATTATCTCTTCACTTGTCTGATGTTCCGTGATGTAATCAGATGTGGTACTTGTAGGTACAAAATTAGGTTTGACAGACTCGTCTCTGGTGACAGATGTTTGGTCTAACGGAACATCCCTGTGCTGCAACGATAGAGCACCACTAGCGCTAGCTTTTTGTATGCCACTAACGAACTCATTCATATCCATTCCTTCATTCTCCTGTGGTTTGGCGGCTGCGAGATCGGCGTCTCTTTGCCTTTTTACATCTTCAACTTTGCTTTCAACAACTACATTCTCAGTCGTTTGGAGCACGACGTTTTCATCGCCCATCCCTACAGGTAAGTCGTCTATACTAGTTGCTCCTCCAGACATAGTTTATTATAAAGGATCAAACAATAATAAACGATGTTACGCATACCCTACTGTTTTCTCTGGACAGGCGAGGGTCTTAGCCTTAAACTTGACACAGGTATCTCCATGAGCATAAACATTCTCCTCTACATCCTGCAAACCAGGACTAACGAAATTAAAACATCCTAACTCAGAACAGGTCTTTCGGAAGAGACTAGCCAGTCCGAGCCCAAGGATTATAGATACGACTACTCTCCCAAAGTCTGTCTTTATCATGTTCTGCAAGTTTCGGATCATTGGTCTTATAGTATATCCTCAAATTATTATTGTATCGGTATTCGCTTACCACCTTCTTTTGGGCACTCTACTGGCTTCGGTTCGTATGCGTAGCACAGGCCTGCCTTATCCGCGTACACCACCTGCCCTGCGTTCTCTGGTGTGGGGTATACAGGAACTGTCTCTCGCGGTGGATTTGATATCCATACAAACAACAATCCTACCACGAATGCTGCCGCCATAATTCTAAAATCAATCATAGAAACTAGACCTGCCATGTTGTATTACAGTGATATTATTCCTGATTTGCTATGACAACTGGATCTTCTGTTAGTTGGTACGCCAGATCTTTGTATGTGAAAGGTGCCTGAATGAGATAGCTTATGCCGTCCTCGCAAGGGACAGGATTCCCGTCGAAGCATTCCACGCCAGTATATGCATATGTGTTTTCCATCAACTGTTTGGCTAGAGGCTTCAAGTCACCGTTATAAACCTCAATCATGTCGTTAATTTTGTCTTGTTGATTCGTATCACTGAACTCCTTAGCAAACGCTTTAAGACGCTGTTTTTCTACAAACATACTTATCTTGTTCTCTGAGATGGTTTTATCGAACTCGCTCCTAGTTATGATTTTGAGAGCGTCGGCCTCGACCGATTCTCTAAGGGACAGATCGTCCTTGAGTTTCTCACGCAGCTTATGAAACTTTGTTAATGCTTCGTCCTCCCCTATGTATCCAAAAAGTAGATTCAGTTTGGTGCGTATGATGTCGCTTTTGGTTGTTTCTTCATCTCCTTTCAAGTAGGAAAGTGTTGTCAACACGTTCTCATAACCTCCTTTGTTGATCTCGATATTCAGATTACATGGTTCACTCGCATTACCACATTGTGCTTTGAGGTTGTCAGCTGTGACCGAGAATACCATGCCCCCTTGCTTACCACAGTTAAGACACTTCGAACGAAGCTGGGCCATCTTTTGTCTCTTCTGAATAGCCGTGAGTGTACGGTCTCTGCGGATAGCTCGCTTCTTATCTGCGATATCCTTCTCATACGATGATTTAAGTTTGTAGAACTTATCCATAGCGTCGACTACTGAGTCATCCATAACGTATAGATTATCTACATATTATTCCTCAAAGCAGATAGCTCAGAATGGTTCGACCACACCGGTAGATCGGTGATCATACTTGACTTTTTATCCTTAGTGACAGCAATTTGTTGTAGTTTAGAAACGATGTATTCCTGCTTTTCCTTCGCTCGTCTAGCAAGCTCGGCAGGAGTTGGTTTTCCTTTATACTTCGTGACTAAAAACCCGCCTATAACCAGAATAAGTAATACGGTCATGCTAAAATTGAACAGCAAGCTCGTGTGACTGTCTTTGAAACGCCTGCACTCCTTGAGTGTTTGGCCGAGGAAGTAGGAAACTCCTGGTTCGGTTAGAGTTGGCTTCTCCATTGCTTGTTACTAATGCAAAGGATTATTACGAAATAAATTGTACCCATTAAGTATATAGCAATGGGAGGCACATCAAGCGTAGGTAACTCATACGGTCTGTTCATGCTGATCACCGTAATCTACATAATTCTCGATTACACTACTATGTCCAAGCGAACCGAAGATCCTAAGTCTAAGATGAAACAAGGTCTAACGTACGCATTGATATATTGTAGCACATTGATCGTAATGGAACTATTCGTCAATCTTAGCCTAACTTCGGAAGTATGTGGAAGTGCACAATGGGGATCGGCTGTATTTGCCACAATATTTCCATGGGGTCTAATATTCGGCTCAGTAATGTTACTTCTCAATATGTTTCCTGGATGGCTAGCACCATTTTCTAACACATTCGGCTACTTAGTTGCCGTGTTAGGAGGAGTGGACAGTGTTGTAGCGGATATTCTGTTACCGAGACCTCATGATAGTTCCAAAGGTGCAAACTCTGCTACCCAGGCGGCACTGGCTCACATATATGGCAACAAGAGCCTGATGATAAACGAGATAACATCTAGTTCATTCAACTCGTTCTGGATCGGGATGAAATCATTAATGAAGCAAGACGCATTCGAGAGCGTAAGATTAAAGGACGAACTTTACAGATTGGTCGTTATGAAAGAATCAGCAGCGAAGTTCCTTTGGTATGTTTTAGCAGGAGGACTCGTGACATCGGTATCATTCAACTATGTCGTAAACTCTGCATGTTCGATGTCTATCGACGAGATGGAAGAGAGACATAAAGAATATGAAGAAACGATTGCTAAACAGCATAGCGATGCGGGAGAGGAGCAACCGAGAGTCTACTCCACAACAGAGTAATATGTTTAATCATACAGTCATTAATGCCTATATGATTTTGGAAGTGTCTTAGGTGGCAATCAGAATTGCATTCGCGGGATAGAGACGTAGTAAAGGACCGAGAAATAAGACATTATGGCTACAACGATTGCAACAAGCCATGCTGGTAGGACGGTTTTCTTTTGATACCCAACCCCGAAATGTCGTAATGACCCGTCGTCTTCATACATGAACTTGGGTTGAGCGATTACAATCAAGCTGTACGCTATTGCGAAAATTAGAATTGCCGCACTGGTTATGTGCCTACGAATGAAGTTTCGATCCATTGCTAACTATAGACTCGTGCGATAAAATATTTAAGTTTCCTTCTCAACGCTCTTAACTATCGATCTTGTCAATAACATCCTTTGTTAGTACGGTCTCTCTTGCCAGTCCATCTAGAACCTTCTTCCTTTCTTTATTACCGAGATCAGAGTTTGTCTTAGCAGCAAGGGTGACATACTTGTCTTGCAGTGTTTCAGACTTTGACCAATCCGGGTGCGCATCAGAGAACTCGGATGGCCACTGACGGCGGATGCCGTGTTGTGCTGACTCGAGGACCTTAGCACCGGAGTCTGGTTCCCATCCATTATCTTTATCGTTGATATACCATTCCGACTTCTCGGCATCGGTGCAGTGGAATGGACGGTCAGTGATGGTAAGAGGTTGAAGGTTCTTAAGAACAACATTTCTTATGGCCTCAGGCCTGGATTCATCTAAATCTGCCAATGTAAGTTGCAGGTTTCTGGCGAAATCCTGAATGCACATCGCCTCACCACACTTCTCGTTAAGAAACAGATTGACGTTGTATATTTTCTGATTGTTAATGGTGTTATGCGAACCACTTCCTGATATATGGCTTGTGTTACTTCCCAGAGCGTTCGCAGTAGCTATACTAAGCTGACTAAGTGCTTTGACTGCATCTGCGATGCCTTTCAGTGTTTCAGCAGTTGAAGACTGCTCTGGTTGGTGTTCTACCACCACATTGGTTTCATGTTTCCAGTCACATTTATGTTTATGACGATAATAGCCACTATGATACTTGTAGGTTCTACCACATTCACAAGTATATACATTCGTTGCTAGAGGTGTAGTGGTCGTGCAACTTTTTGCAACTAAGTCTGTATCATTATGTACCATTTGTGTACCATTGTGTTTTCTCGTCTCAAGATGTTTCTTCCACGAAGATTTTCGTGACGTAGAATAGTCACAATTCTCACAGTAAAATGATTGTGCAACTTTTTTGCAACTTTTTGCAACTAAATCTGTATCATTATGTACCATTAAATGATACATAGAAAAGTTGCTAAAGCCAATGACGCGTAATTTGTAGTACCCTTTTTTCAGTCCTACATAACCTCCCTACATAAAATATTGGTGTAACTAGAGGTAATCTACTACAAGCGTCATGATAAACATGGTTTTTTTTTCGTGTTTTCATTCTCGATTTATAAAGAGGAAAATAGACCATCAAAAACTGTCTCAGAGAAACAAAGATGGAAATGTCTTCAAAAAGATAAGTTTATCATGACGCTGTAGAGAGAAGTAGAAAATACAGGCAATATATGTCACTACACCATGGTATAGGTACGTTTTTTAAAGTTGAAGAAGAAGATATTTAGCATTAGATCTGCTTTACATCATCGAGTGTTAATCTATTCCCATTAAGAATGCGCCTGATCCAGCCAGCGCTAATCCTACACACTGTCTATACGAAAGTCGTTCACCATGGAAGTGCCATGACAGAGCCAGAACTGGTACAATGGCTAGACCATACATTACTTGCTGGCCGACTGATCCACCCTTATTAATCGCCATCGCATGAATAGGATTTGTCATGATCGCGAAAACTAATGTCGCAGCAATCACCTTATAATTGAGCGAGCTCTCGAGAGTTTTGGCAGATTTGATGTTATTAGCCCGCCACAAATAGATAGTATATTGATCATCACAACAAACTGTCTGTATAACACCTAATATTCGTCTTCTTCCATTTCACCATATCCATCATTGTCTTCGCCTATGTGCGTCATGTCGAACTCTTCGCGTTCTATGTCTTGGGCGTTTCGCTGGTTGGCTTCCATATCCATGACGAATACGTCCATTAGCGCATCCGTGACACCGTCACCTGTCCCAAGACGCATCTCGTTAGCAGTCCTCTCTTCGATTGCTTCGCGTTCAGCATCATATGTATCTCCTTCATAGACGCGGAATCCTTTCTGTTGACCTACGGCCCAGACGCCAAGTTTGTGATTGCGAAACTCCTTGTCGATATCACGCTGATCGTCTGTCATTGCCGTCAGTCTGGCTACAATGCCGTCTTTTTCTTTCTCTTTGGCACGAGTGACACGTTCTTTCAATGACTCGTAGTCGTGATCAATGTTAGATCTTTCGCCACAAACGATGCTCATATACGCTGTTATGATGTTTGCGATCTTACCGGCAGTTTCCTTTTTGTCGCCGGTCATCACCTCTTGCAGAGCCATGTCTCCTAATACCGCTACGTCGACCTGCTCCAAAGGTCTTAGCATTGGGTTGGATGGGCGCTCAGGAACCTCGGCGTAGAGTTCATCTCTATCGACTAGCTTGGCGAGCTCTACTAGAACCGATAGGATGTAGAAACGCATCAATAGTCCGATTAGTCGCTTATCGAATATCGATTCAACCATCTCACCATCTTCCTGACGTGGTGCAAGATACATCGTATCCCATGCTAGCCGCTCGAGGTCAAGAGACTCCGCCTGGAACAACTTCATCGCCTCAGTTATTCTCGCGTCACCGTAGAACGTAGAGAGAGGAGAGTAGTGTTTTTTGACAAACTCCTGGATATCGTATGCATGCCTTTCACTTAGCTTCCAGTGACGAGGGATAGGTATCTCGTTGTAATTGACGGAGTCTATTATGATGTTAGGGAACACTCTGGTCATTTGTTGAATAGCATTATGTGCGTAATCTACTGTGCGGAATACGGAAGTCTCTGTATTCTTTCTATCTTCGCGGATGGTGGGAATGCTCTCCAGACAGGTAATAAAGTCATTAAGATTAGATGAAGATGAGTTTCGACGGACGAAATCGGTTAAAACTGCTTCCATCTGTGGGATAGATGTACCAAGGTAGTTCTTGAAGTCTCTTACGGTATCGCTGTCTGATTCAGCGGGACCATCCCTAGCACCGTATCGATCAAGCACTGCGATCATCTTCTCTCTGAAGACGAGAGGCACTACCTGACTGTCTGTGTCTTCTAGATGCGAAAGATGACTCCGTAGTCTTTGGATGTTACTGTAGACTGCAACACCTAAGTCGATATTGACAATATTGTTACGGTTCACAATTGACATGAGTCTGGCTAGGGCTTCATTATTATAGTTTCTTCCATCCCTCTTCAACTTCGCGATGTGCTCTGCGATAGAGGCTTTCACGTCGAAGTCATCCGGTTTGTCCATACAAACTGCCCTTAGTTCTTCACTCAAGGGTATGTCACTGTTGTATTTGCAGTATACGATAAACGCTCTGTAGATCGTTTCTTCGTCGAACTCAGGAGAAAGTGCAGGATAGCGAGTACTTGTGTTGTCTGGATCAAACAAAATCGGTGCCCTAGAAAGACTAGCTAGACCATCAAGTGTCTTTCTGATGTCGAGGACAGTATTGTTGTCAGAGATGATCGATGGGTCCTTAGATGCAAAGAAATCGAACGTATTATCCGATTGGCTATTACAGCAGGCGTTCTCTAGGAAAGGGTCCTTAGCTGCGTTACTAAGTACAGCCTGATTGTCGATAATGTCCTTATGTAGTACCTTTTGGATACCTTCCTGTATAGCGAGAGACGTGTAAATGATCTTAGATCTGAGTGCATCTATCTTGAGGAACTGATCAGAAGACCCCTTACTGACATCCTGTTTGAGTTGTTCTCTGAACTCTTGTGGGATTTTCTCTACTGCTCCTACCTTGACAGGCCTTAGGGGTGGAAGGAAATTAATCCAGCTAGCGATAGACAGTTCCTCTGGGATCTCTACATTGCCTACTGTATCGTCATACTCTGTTCTTTCTCGGACTCTTTCTCTCATCATGTCGCCAGTTAGAATGAGTTTATCGATGTACGTCTCTATCTTAGACATCATTTTCTGTGGTGTTAGTTTCTTGACAGAGTCCCATGGTTCAATGGAGCTTTTGATTCCGTTTGCGACACAAACGATGTACTCAAGTCCCGACTTATCGGCTGTTCCCTTGCTGGGATAACCGGCGAATGATCTTACACATCCGGGGAATGTTTTCCTCGTTCTGAGAGGAGGAACACTCGTTTGGATGCCAATCAGAAGGAATGCGATGGTCATTAGAATTAACGTTTGGTTATATACTGTCTCATATGGATCAGGCTTTTTCTTTTTCCGGCTTGCGGCAGCAGCGGCTTCATAGTCTGCTTTGGCGGGCATGCTTTTTGCGAGCAATTTACTTGTCTCCGACATAACAAACTCCTGGAGTGATTCAGTATCTAAACCCATGTACTTCGAGATAGCGTTCATCACTCTGAATATTCTCTCTGCTTCCATTGTTCCAAACGAAGTAGGGGCAGATCCTTTTTGTTGAGCCGCAGCTACAGATACATCTGCAGCCAGAACGTCACGGGTTCTCATTGCGAAGCCTTCTTCTGTGAAACCTTCCTCTGTGCTGAAATCGATTGTCGTTATCACCCAGCTGGAGTACCTATCAATGATGGCCTCACCGTCTCCACTCTCGTCACCCTGATCACTGATGATTCTCGCCATAGTCGCCATGTAGTTCTCACCACGAACAAACGCGTCTGCAAGTTTGGCAACGAACGTTGGTAAAATCTTGACTCCACTGGAGATGCAATATAGCCACCATATATCTTCTCCTTGGTCATTAGCAGGCCTTGTGAACATAGCTACGAACTTTGTTATATCATTCTGCCTCTTTACAAAATCACCTTGAGAGAGAATAGTACTTATCAATGGGCCATTAGGGGATTCCTCAACAAGAACCTCTTTTGCTGACTGTCCAATTGAATACTTCAGTATGTCATACTTCATGAAGGCCTGCTTCTGAAGAGCTAGGAGAGCAGGTAATCTATCACGAGCATTCTCGGCCTCGGATTTGATCTTCTTGAAAATGGCATCTGCGTTTTTCTGGAGACGTTTGTCGAACTCATCGGCCATGTCTTTGATCGTATCTTTCTGCATCTCCATCATTGCAACAGGTAATGACTCACATTTGTCATCTACGGTTATGCACTCGGGCTCTAGATCACAATACATCTTTGATGTGTCACCCGACTTGTCTGCAGCTGACTCGTCTTGAAGCCATTCATTGTCTTTTCGTTGAAAGTACGAGTACACACTCGAACCATCGTCCTCCTTTTTAACAAGTACCGCGATGTCGCCATCTCTCACTGGACGTTTGCCTAATAGTAGGGCTTCTGCTTCCCTGTCTGCGGCTTCCGGTGTCATACCAGTATTCTCTATCAGCTTTACCTTGAGGATATCTCTCTTGGAAGCGTCGGTTTCTTGAATATCTACATCTACTTGATAGTCGCGAATGACATCATAAAACGTCTTGTCGAACTCAAGGTCAAAGTAGATTGTTTTTCCATTATCCTCAATAAGAAGTTCAGGAGATGTGTACTTCTTGGCAAGGGTTTTAGATTCGCACTTGGTGTTTGTTAGCTTAGATTCGACTACTTTTGTCTCGCGTTCTAGCCACCCTTCTGTGTCGGCAAGCGCAGCCATGCCATCCTGAATCATTAGCTCGCTTCCAAGCAACCCGATCATGGAGTTATAAAACCTACTGTAATCCACAGAGCCCATAACTTTCAACAACTCTCCGTTAGACATTTCATCTAGTGGCAGGCTTGTCAGATCATATGCCTCTATTATGTCCTCTTGTGCTTTACTGCTGTAGCCACCCATAGTGTTGTCTAACAATGTTGGGTGTCGGCGCTTCTTTTCATTGCTCGAGATGAGTATGTCGTACTCCTTCTTGGAGGTAGCATAGTCTCTCCTGAAGTCACTGATCTTCTCAGTAACGAACTCTACCATATCGTAATATTGCATGAACGACAGATCCCTGTGATAAACCATAAATGGTTCGAGATAAGAGACGATTTCGTAGAGGGACAGTCTACCCTTGATGTTGCTCTTCACGAGATCGAATAAAACTCTTGTCTTCGGGATAGATGCCTTGAGGTATTCATCGTACGATATGTCTTTGTCTGGTAACCTCGAGTATTCAGTTATCGCAGCGAGGTAGGTTGCTGCCTCGAAACCAATATCACCTTTCGCGCTCTCGACGACTTTTCGTCGGACAGACGTGCCTTTATTAAGAAGACGCCAATAAGGCATGAAATTAGAAGCCAAGTTCGATCTGGTCATAATGTCAGTTGCCGGAAGGTTTACTCGTGAGAATGTAACGGCTGATTTCGGGAGTGTAAGAAACGACTTTATTACTACAGAATCTGGTCGTGTAACTTCTTTCACATTTACGATCATGTCTCCGCCTTTCACTCTGTGGGCTTCAAGTGTGTTTTCACCAAGGTTATATCGTTGAATCAAGAATCGCTTGCGTTTGATCTGTTCGTTTTTGGCCACAGATGAGTAGAAGTCTTCTAGCATGTCAACAACACCGTTCAAGTTTGTACCAACATCCTGCCTTGTAAGATCTGAAGAGAGAGGTGAAGGGTTTTCAAACGGTGTCCAATACTCTTTCAATGACCTCAATAGGTAGTTATACCCATTTTCTCCATCAGGGACTCTTCCCGAGTTAAAAGCATTGATACTTTCGTCTTCTCCTACTCTTTCAGTGGCTAGAGAGGTAGTGACAATGTCATCGAACATTTCAGCCTCATCAGTGTTCACGTCGAAGAGTTTCTTTTTGTTACGGACAACAGGGACGATCCAATACAACTTTTGTTTTAACTCTTTGAGAGCACCAACCAAAGGCTTGTAGTCTGCGCCTTGTGATTCAGGCATAGAAGCGTTGCCGTTTTCGTCGAACGTGGAGAAGTCAGTTCGTAACTGTTTGAATCTTTCAATCATTCTGTGGATATTATTGAGAACGCTGGTGGTTCTTTGGTTGTTGGGTATGTCAGATAGCATTTCGGCTAGAAGATCATTTGTCTGTTTATCGATGCCATATCTTCTCTCCTCAGCAGGAACCTCAACTAGCCGTTCAAGAGTTTTTTCTTCAGTACCAAACTGGATCTGATCAGCGGCGAACATGATGTTTTTGACTCTCTCTTTGAAGTCAGGTTCAATCTCGTCCTCTGGAGACTGAAGTTCGTTTTGTTCAATATCGTCTGGCAGACTGTCATCACCCGTAACCTCGACAGGTTCTTTCTCTACAAGTGATTCCGGTGTATCCCTGAGGACAAACTTATCGATAGGTATATCCTTAGGAATACCCTTATATGCGAAGTCGATGTATATGACGTTTCCATCTGTCAATGTCACCTCTATCTGGTCTTCATCTAGAGATGTTACTTTGCCAGTGAAAGTTGTAGGCAGATCTCCGCCGAAATGAATATCAATCCATTGATCAGGTACAAGGCTGTTCTGCTTTGCATAACCTTTCTCATCTGCTCTGCTCAGAATAGAGATGCCTGTAATGGATTCGTTGAGTAGAGAACCATCTTCGTTGATGTCCAACGTTAAAGGAACACCGTCTGCACCGAGAAGATCAATACCGTTCGAGTCAATATACTGGATTAGATATTGCTTACCGTTCGTGTTCTCGTCGGACGGTGATACTAGTTCGACTATATCACCTAGCTGAAGTTTAACTGTATCTGCTGGGGCACTAGCCATTGTTTTATAATTAAGGCAGATATTTATCTGCATTATGTGTGGGATTAAATGTTACGAAAAGAGTTAAAGGATTCAGTTGTAGTCATAATACGCTAACATGTCAGAGACTCAGCAAGCACGCAGATACGACCTTAACACATTGGGCGGCCAGTCCATCGAAACCATCTTATCCGGATGTGTCGATGCGATGCCAGCTGCCCTTAGCCACAAGAGGTGGCGATGGAAGGACAAAAGTTATGATGTTTTCCGCTACAAGAAGGACTCTCTGACAGCCCAGGATAGTCCTCCTGATCTAGGGAAGTTTCGTTCCGCTATTTTTAAAGACGGCAAATTAGTATGTTTTGCACCACCTAAATCTGAACCGTATGATGCGTTGTGCAGCAATTCCATGGTATACGAAGACTTCATCGATGGTACCATGGTGAACCTATTCTGGTCTGGCGATTGCTGGGAGATGGCTACCAGGAGTACTGTGGGCGCCAATGTAGGCTTTTTCACCAAGACAGGCAAGGCTAAGGCAGCAGGCACAACTTTTAGAGACATGTTTCTCGATGCGGTGCAGTATGGAGAAAAGCAAGATAGTATAGGCTCAGGAAGTGACTTTTTTGGAAGTCTGGAAAGCGTAGATAAGAACACCGTGCTGTCGTTTGTAGTTCAACATCCATCGCATCGGATTGTTGCGCCAGTAGAATCGCCATCGATCTACCTGGTAGATGCATACCACATTGAAGCAAACAAGGCTCATGTGATCGATAGGGTAGACGTTTTATCAAAACTACCATCGTTCGTTAAAGCTCCGTTTGTCCACGAGAATATGGATCTTGAACGTTGGAAGGCGTTGAACCGGGTCAACTATCATGTGATGGGGTTGATTGTCAGAGACTCCACTGGTGCAAGATCTAAGATTAGGAACTCAGAGTACGAAAGGGTCCGTCGACTGCGTGGTAATCAACCAAAGCTGCAATATCGCTATCTAGTGCTTAGGAAAGAGCGTCAAGTGAGCGAGTACTTGAGGTTCTTTCCTGAGGATAAAGAACTGTTTAAGGGTTATCGCGATATGGTGCACGATTTCACTAGTAGTCTTTTCGCTAGTTATAAAGAATGTTATGTTCTCAAGAAAGCTGCTCTCGGTACGTTCCCCGACGAGTTCAGAACGAACATGTTCAAGCTCCACCAGAACTACATAGATGTATTGCGGCCTAACCAGAAGTATGTTACGTATGGCGAAGTAATTAGATACGTGAACGAGATGCCTCCTCAGATCCTGATGCATGCTATTAACTTACCGTATCATCGCGCGCGGCATATGACTAGCAAGAAGAGTGAAGATGCTGATGGTACATCATCAGAACAATCAGGCGACGCATCGTGTGACTAGAGAGTTTATAGATAAAGAAAAATGATTAAGATTCTTTATCTAAATACACGGTTTATTCGGTCTTGAAGTCTTGAGCGATCACTTCGAATACCTTGTTCATGTCGTTGAGTGCCCCGTTGATCATGTCGATTACATCGGCCTTTTCTGTTGGTTTGATGAATCCTAGTCTTAGAATGCTTTCGTCGATATGCGGGTGTGCCTTTCGGAATCCACAGAACTCAAGTAATTTGCTTCCACCTTTGCCTTCGAAGTATTTTGTATACATGAAGTACTCCAGAGCTTTGCCAATTGTATAACCTCCTTCCATGGTAATGTCAAACCCATTGCTAAGTGCCGACGCGCTTTTTTCTACCATAGAGTGATTGCTTCGGATCTGGGTCTTAAGAAGGGCGATCTTTTGAGTCATTATGTCGCACGCCCTAAACATAAGCTCCATGTTGCTGAACTGACCGATCGTCTCTATCAAGAAGTCGAATGAGTCTGGAAGAGTGAACGTCTGTCCTTTAAGCAAAAGCCAATCTTTCTTCTTGAACTCGATTTCGGCTTCTTCTAGGCCCTCGCTCTTTAGGCCGGCTTCAATCTTGCGCAGTTCTTCAGCGACCTGAATAGGGTCAGGAGTGTTGCCATATGTGCAAGCGGATGCGACGTTAAATCCACCATCTTCTGCCGCCGTCCCAATATCAAGTCGTGCAGTGAACTTAAGAGACTCGCCAGGCAGTTCACTTGATAGTTGGGGTCTAAGGCGAACGACATCAATATAGTCTTGCGTTATAGGGTCCGGAGGGAATATTTTTTTAGTTTCGGAGTCCGACAAGAACTTTCCAGTTGACAGATCTCTGATGCGGAAGTCCGCCGTGGTGACATAGTCAATTACGGCGCCGTCATTAGTTTTATCGAGGACGACCTCGTAATTTTCGATGGGTGTAGCAACATCCGAGATGTGTATCGGTATACAACTAAGCCTTTGCTTGATGAGTTCATTGTTCATACGTGTGGTGTTAACCCCAATATCGACTTTATTCTCTTCGTATGGAGTCGTGCGAAAGACGACACACGGGATATCTGACACGATAATTCTTCGCAAGGCGTTAGCCAGACTAACATTTACACCTGATAGGCGGAACTTGAGCTGGCCATCTTCTTCGGATAATTCGGAGATACGGGGGTCCATCGTGATATGTACTAGACAAAGAAAAACAATCTCTATTTCGATTTTCTGCCCAATTAGTTTAAAGTCTGCAGTCATTTTCCTTGTATAGGGCAAATGAGTACGATACTGTATTACAGCAACTTCTGTGAGAACTGCAAGTCTATCCTTGCTGATATAGCCAAGAGTCCTATCAAGGATGATATGCACTTTATCTGTATTGACAAAAGAACTAGAGGAGAGAATGGTGCGACGTATGTAGTACTTGAGACAGGTCAGAAAGTGCTACTACCACCCACAGTGACCAAAGTTCCGGCCTTGTTACTTTTGAACCGTGGTCATCAAGTAATATTTGGTGATGAGATTAAGAACCATGTAATGCCTAAGATTGACGCACAGAGGGCTCATGCGGTCCATGATAGTGGTGAGCCATCAGCGTTTGCTTTAGGAGGAGGTGGTGGATTCGGAGTAGCATCGGATAACTATAGTTTTCTAGATCAGAGTGCAGACGAATTAGCAGCGAAGGGTGAAGGAGGAATGAGACAGCAGCACCATTACGCCGGCGTGTCATACAATGACAATATTGAGACACCACCTGACAATTATTCAGCAGATACGATAGGTTCTGTTTCGATGGATCAACTTCAGCAACAGCGATCCGCTGATATTTCTAGCCAAAAAAGATAACACCTGAAAACGTTTAAAAGATAAGGGACAGTTCCATTAATAACGTATGTCAGCCACAGTTGTATCAGCATTTAATACTCACTTTAAGGAGTTTGTACAAGCAATCCAACATGTGTTTCCGGATGATGTTGAAATAGAGGCGGCCAAGAACGCTTTGGAGAGGTTGAGGAAAGCGAATCCTAGCATGATTGTCAAGGGATTCAAGACCTATGTAACGAATCCTTACGGTGCACAAATTGAAAATGGTGACATTGATTTCTTCATTAACAAGGATTATGGCAAAGATGTCCCGTCCTCTGTTATTCTCGAGAAGATCAACTCCCTTCGCGTCCCCATCTCGCAGATGGAACCCAATGAGCTAGAGAACGTAGCTAAGTATTTGAAGCAGTTGAAGACTATATGTGACTTATACGATTGATAATCTCATGGCTTAAAAAAATATCATTAGTCTCCCTATTATGGAATCAGAGAAAGAGACTCATGATACTAGTTCTAGTCCTCCTTCTGGGGAGAGCGAACAAAAGATGCAGAGCCTAACAAAGGTCTTGAAAGATCTAGTGCGTGACTTATTGACGACGTATCCAGAGCTTGGTGATTCACTACACGATGACCTAAGAAGTCTTCACGGCGATGAGTCAGAATGTCAGGAGGCAGTAAATCGCCTTACTATTCACTTCAAGACAGTGTTTCCAGAGAGATTCTTCGATATCCTCTACGAGAATGAAGAAATATTTTTGGAGGAGTCTGATGTGAACACTGAGTTCCTACCAGGTGTTGATTATAAGACTCTCTGGGCGGCAAACATCTCTGATGCGACAAGAAAAACTTTGTGGAAATATTTGCAATTGATCTTGTTCGCGACAGTGTCTGACGTATCTTCGGGTGAGTCTTTCGGTGACACGGCTAAATTGTTCGAAGCTATTAATGAGAAAGAGTTCAAGAGCAAACTGGAGGAGACGATGAGCAGCATGCAGGATGTGTTTTCATCTCAAGCAGATGGCGAGGAAGCGAGTAGCAGCATGGGTGGCATGGGTGGCAT